TTAGCTACCAACACCAGTAAGAGAAAGCGAATCACTCATGTCTGAAACAATCACCGTACCGACGTCTGTCGAGTACCAAGCAAAGTTCCCGGCGCAGGCCCGGAAATGGGATGCGGGCTACGACCTGTCCTCCACCGAGGAAACGTACATCGGGCCGGGCGAGCGCAAGCTGGTCGGGACCGGCATCGCGGTTGCCATCCCCGAGGGCTACGTCGGTTACATCAAGCCGCGCTCCGGCCTCGCCGTGCGGCATGGCATCGACGTCCTCGGCGGCGTCATCGACTCCGGCTACCGGGGCGAGGTCAAGGCCATCCTGCACAACACCGATCCCGTCAACGGCTTCGACGTCTACCCCGGGGACCGGATCGCCCAGCTTGTCATCCAGCCGGTGGTGTCCGTGGACTTCGAGGACGTCCTGACCCTGCCGGACTCCGAGCGCGGTGCGGGCGGCTTCGGCTCGACCGGGGTGAACTGATGGCGCGGCGCGTGATCTACAAGCACCAGATCGAACTGACTGACGGGCCGCAGGTTATTGAGGTCCGCGGCCCCGGCGCGCAGATTCTGGATTTCCAGATTCAACACGGGCGCCTGACGATCTGGACGATGGAGAACTACCGCTCCGACGACGATCCGGCCGAGTTGCGGGTGCAGGTTCTCGGGACCGGCTCCGAGGTCGAGGACGGCTGGGCCTATGTGGGGACCGTGCAGAGCGGCACCTTCGTGTGGCATCTGATGGAAGGGGCACGCTGATGCTGAGCCGCCGGTTCTACGTCAAGCTCGCCGCGAAGTTCCGCGACCAGCGCCCGCCGGTCAACTCGGTGCAGTACCCGGTGTGGTCCGCGATGGTCCACGTCACGGCAGATGCGATCGAGACGACGGCCGCCGGGTTCAACCGGGAAAAGTTCCTGCTGGCCTCGGGCGACATCGCCACCGCGGCGCTGGCTGAGTAGCCGTCTCCCGGCCTTTTGGGGTGCGGGTGGGGTGATTGTCCCACCCGCACCTTTGGAGGACCTTGGAGAGCCGCACAGTGGTTCGGTGTGAGCCACGCCATGGACAGGCAATGTCCTTGGTTTTCGTTTACAGAAATGAGATAATGAGACATGACTACCAGCCAAGAACTTCCCCGCTACACCCACGAACTCCGGCCCCTCACCTTCGACCAGCTCACCGCCCTGATGGGCGACCTGCGCCCCGCCCGCGTCTCCTCCCGGAAGGGTGCCGGGTCCGGCCCGGCCCTGTCCTACCTTGAAGCGTGGGACGTGAAGGCGACCCTCATTAAGGTCTTCGGCTTTGGCGGGTTCTCCTCCGACATCGTCGAGTCGAAGATCGAGAAGGTGATGACCAAGGCCGAGGCGGGCGGCAACGCCGCATGGGTCGTGATGTGCTCCGCGACGATCCGGCTCTATATCCACCAGCTCGGCGCCACCTACACCGAGACCGCTGTGTCCTCACAGTCCGGCTCGCAGATCGGTGAGGTCGCCGACTTCGCGATGAAGACCGCCGAGTCGGATGCGCTGAAGCGGTGCGCGATCAACCTCGGCACCCAGTTCGGCCTGAGCCTCTACAACAAGGGCAACACCGGGGACGTCGTGAAGAACATCTTCGAGCCGCACCAGCGCGGAATGCTGTGGCCCGGGCACGTAAAGCTGGACAACCCGGCGGCGCAGGCCCAGCCGCAGACCCCCGAGCAGGAGGTCGCCGCGCTTCAGAGCATCGTCCACGGTCAGGCCGGGGACCGGTTCGCCAACCGGCCTCTGCCGGAGGGCATGACGCAGGAACAGCGCGACGCGAACGTGGCCCTGCTCAATCAGGCGATGAGCGCGAGGGCGAAGGTGGACGCCGCGAACGGCGGACCCCGCCCGCTGGAACAGGAGGGCGTCGACTACAACACGGCGCTCGCCGTGCAGGAAGGCCCCGCCGCGGTCCTCGAACCGGACTACTCCGCCGAGGCTGAGGCGTACGCCGCCGCCGACGGCCAGCACGAGTAACTGACGACCGGTCGTCACCCCCGGCACCCCCGATGAATTGTCGGGGGTGCCGCCCATAATTTTCGGTATGGCCCGTCAACACCGCCCGCTTCCCCCCGGCATACGCCGTTGCCGGGAGTGAAGGCGGGAGAGCGTCTTCGGAGCGAGGACAGCAACGACCCCGCCTGCGGGCCATACCGGATTCACTTACCAGCCAGAAAGGTCTCACCATGCCAGCCGCAGAAATGAACGCACTGGAAATGGCCGCCGCGGACGCCGTCCACAACGCCATCCAGAACGCGTCCAACAACACCGACCGGTCCAAGCAACAACAGGACTTCCGGCTCGGGTCCTCCAACATCGGGCACTGCCGACAGTACGCGGCCCTGCTGACCAAGCAGACCCCGTTCTCCGACGTCCGCGACAAGACCGCCGCGTTCATGGGCACCGTCCTCGGCAAAGCCGTCGAGGACCAGCTTCAGAAGGAACACCCCGACTGGCTCTTTCAGGCCGAGGGCGTGTTCCGCATCCCGTCCGGCGGGGAACTGCCCGGCCACCCCGACGTGGTCATCCCCGCCAGCGCCGGGGCGTCCGTCGAGGACATCCTGGCCTCGCTGGAGGACGCCGACTACGACGGCCCGGAACTGTTCATGCAGGGCGTGTGGGACCTGAAGTCGAAGGCGGAGATGGAGGCGATCAAACGCAACGGCCAGTCGCTTCAGCAACGGTTCCAGCTCCACCAGTACGCGGCCATGATGATCGACGCCGGGCACCTTGACCCGGCCCAGCCGATCTTCATTGCCGACGTGTTCTTCGACCGGTCCGCGCAGTCGCAGGAAACCTACTGCATCGGGGAGTTCTACAACCCGGACGTGCTGGCCGAAATCGACGAGTGGATCAACGACGTCAAGTACGCCGTCGCCCACGGCGAGGACGCCTCCCGTGACATGCCGCGCGAGTTCTGCTGGAACTGGTGCGAATACGCCACCGTCTGCCGCGGGACGGACACCGACGTCGAGGGCCTGCTGGAGGACCCGGCCGTGTTCGCCGCCGTGGAAATGTTCGAGGAGCGCAAAGCCCTGATGGAGAAGGCGAAGGCGCTGGAGAAGGGCTACAAGACCGCGCTCGCCGGGGTCGCCGGGTCCACCGGCCAACACCTGATCCGCAACACGTGGGTCAACCCGGTGGAGATGAAGGCCTCGACCCGCGCCGGGTACTACAAGCTGTCGATCACCCCCGTCACGGCACCGGAAGCGAAGCCGAAACGGGCACCGAAGAAACAGACCATTGAGGAGCTGATGGGCAAGTGACCACGCAACAACAGATCAACGAGCTGGTGCGGGTGTGGAACAACCCCGGTCCGCACAGCGTCCACCAGCGCGGCATCCGGGAGCGCATCGTCGCGGAGTGGCCCGCACTGGGCACCGCCATCGCGAACATCGAGGCCCGCCCGGAAATCCCCGGGGCCGGGCTGAAGTGTGCGGTGTGCATCCTTGCCAGTGCCGGGGACCGTGACGCGTACACCGTGTCCGGCGGGACGGCGGTGTGCGAGGAGCACTTCGACGCAATCGACAACCAGCCGTTGTTCGATGCCGTCTACAGCATCGAGAAAGGTTCCGCCGCATCGTGAGCTTGTTGCCGAAGAAAACCACCCCGCAGGAATGGGTCGACGTGGTCCTGCCCGTCTTCGACCAGCCCGAGGAGAAAGCCCCGAGGGAACGTTCCAAAGCCCAGCAGGAAAAGGACGCCGGGATCAGGTACGCCCGCTACCGGTCCCCGGTCAAAGCGTCCTGCATCGAGTGCGTCCACGACCATATGCGTACCGGCGGCCAGATCAGGCAGGCCGCCTACATCCGCACCGAGGGGGAGGACGCCGCCTACCTGTGCTTCCCGCACTACGCGGAACGGCGCAACCGGGAATTGCTGGGTCGTCCAGATGAGCCACGCTAACGACATCAGGAGACTGCGCGGGATCAGCAACCGGGACATGCGCAGAATCATCGCCGCGGCCATCAAGTCCGACCTCCGCTACCGGATGACCAAGTCCGGGATCATGTTCTACGGCGAGAACGGGGCGACGGCCGGGGCGCACTTCACCAGCTCGGACCACCGCGCGTACCGCAACCTCGTCGCCGACCTGCGGAACGTCGGCTACCACCCACCAGAGAAATGAGCAGACCATGACCGCATCCAAGCACGTCGTCTTCAACGGGGTGCTGATCAACACCGACGAAGTCGCGTTCGCCTACGACGTCCCGGCGCAGGACGTCAAGAACATGCCTCCCGGCTACGTCAGCAACCCCCACGTCCACATCCAGTTCCGGCACGGCCACACCATGAACGTCCCGAACCTGACCGTCGAGGGCCTGAAATCCCTCGCCGACGGCGCCGTCTTCTGACGACCGGTCGTCACCTTCCAGCCAGCACCACCCAACCAGAAAGAGAACCCATGACCGCGAACCGCCCCCTCCCCGTCGCCGACTGCACCGAAGACCACGTCCACCTGCGGATGGCGCTCGACGTGAAGCTCGGCGAACTGAACCGGGACGAGAACCCCAACCCCGTCATCATGATCGTGATGGACGTCGAGGGAGGCGCCGAGGACCTCATGCCGATCAGCGTCACCGCCACCGGCTACGACCTGTCCCAGCTCGGCGCGATGCTCCACGTCGTCGCCGACGGGTGCGAGCAGATGGTCAAGGACAACGTCCAGCCCGTCCCGGCCGCCGACTAACCAGAACCCGCATTGGCGCGGGGGGCTTCAGCGATGAGGCCCCCCGCGCCGCTACCAAGCAAAGGAACCCGTCATGACATCAGAACGACCCCGCTACAACGTCGATTCCGACAACACCGAAATCACCGTGTTCGCCACCGGCAACCCGATGCTCTGGTACATCGGCACGGACCAGATCGCCTACCGGCTTGACGGTGACACCGTCCCCGGGTCCGTCGGTTTCCCGTCCGGCCGCGAGGCCCAGCTCGCCCTTGCGCTGACCGACATCGGCGCCTCCCGCCTCCACGAAATCACCAAGTAGGAAAGACCCGGTCTCATGAGAAACACGATCCCCGATAACAACCCCGTCTCCGAGGAAACGAAAGCCGACCCCCGGGTCAAGCTCTGCGAAGGGACCTGCGGGCGCTGGACCCGGCTGGCCCGGATGAAAGCCGCCGACTTCCCCGGAACCGTCGTCCGCGCCAACATGACCCACTGCAACCGGTGCGTGAACGCCGACCGCCGCGTCGTCGGCGAACTCGTGCAGAAACCCAACGTCGCCGAGGACCGGCTGGCGCACACCCTCACGGGTCTTCAGCAGTTCATGGCCCGGCGGGAGGCGCGCAAGTCCCGCGGGTCGCTGGCCGGGATGGAGCAGTTCAGCCGGGGCCGGGTGTCCCGGTGAACGACCTCCTCTCCGAAGGCACCCTGCACGTGATGGAGGAGCGGCGCCGCAAGCGCGGGAACACCGACTCGTACACCTGCGAGGGCCGGTGCGGGAACACCCTGCGCCCGTACCGGCGGACCAGCGCCGAGTTCCCCAACACCCTGATGGAGTACAGCGAGCACCGGTGCATCGGGTGCTGGTATGCGCTGATGGCCGGACGGCACCCGGAGGACCCGCTGTATGCGGTGCTGGCCTGTCCGGGGTGCGGGTGGAAGACCCGCCCGGCCCGCGCCCCGGAGTCCGCGTTTCCCGGCACCCGCCGCCGGGAGGCCAACGGCGGCCTGCGGTGCTACGCCTGCGTCAAGGGCGGTCCGACACAGGCGTCGGTGGAGACCATGCAGGCGGGACTGGACCGGTTCCTGTCCCGCATCCGCGGCACGTCCACCCGGCCCCGCAACCCGTATTCCCCGAACTGACGACCGGTCGTCAGCTACCAACCGAAAGGAACCATGATGGAAAACAGTGAAGCGCACCTCGCCGTCGAGAACATCGTCCGCAGGCACGTCGACCAGATGTTCGAGGAGTTCGACAACCTGCACAAGCAGGGAATCAACGACACCGACGTCACCCGCAACCTGCACGACCTCGGCTACAACAACCTCGCCGCCGACTACATCGACTGGCAGAACGACGGGGCGGAGCCGCGCGAGGACGAGGACGGCCCGTTCGATCAGGGCGAGCACCTTGTCACCGACCCCGGCGACGCCCCCAGCTACACGGACATGCACACCGCGAAGCCGGACAACTGGGTATGAGCGACCCAAGCACGCAACCCCTACCTGAAAGAGGAATCATGAGCGACACACCCGACCTGCACATCAACGCCCTGCTCATCGAGACGGGCGTCAACATGGGCGACCACGCACAGGACGTCACGAAAGCCCTCGTTATCGACCCGGACATGACCGTCCGTGACCTCGTCACCAAGCACCTCCTCAAAGAGGTGTGGATGGGCGTGAAGGAGCCGAACCGGGTGGAGGTCAACCCGGACCGGGTGCTGACTCTGCGGCTGGCGGTGGACGCATGAGCAACGAGAACTACCCCGCCGGGGTCACCGACGCCCACCCGCACTTCAACCCCTCCGAGACGCTGATCGAGGTCGAGTGCACCACCGAGGAGGCGCTGGTCGTTCCGGTCCATCTGGTGCAGGACAGGCTGGCCGCGCTGAAGAACCTGATCGACGATCCGAATACGACGCGCGCCGCGCTACTGTTCCAGCTTGGACACACCGCCGGGACGGTGGACCGGCACAAGAAGGAGGGCACCTACGAGTGCGACTGGACCGGGGAGCTGGAACTGCCCGTCTCCGAGGCGGCCGAATGGGACTGCCCCCGGTGCGGGGTCACCCAGACCACCGACACCCTGCCCGACGACGTGGACCCGGACGAGGGCTGGGACAGCCGTCATGGCGGCTGAGCACTTCCACCTGATGCGCACCGTCTACCGGACGGATGCCACCGTGGAGGAACCCGAGTACATCGGGTCCTTCTCCGACACGATCCCCGCCTCGGCGCTGGGGCAGGGCAGGATCGTGAACATCGACTGGTCCATCCGCGGCTGGGTCGAGGTCACCTTCCTCGTCCCCGGCCGCCACGACGGGGACGGCAACGTGCCGTACCCGCAACACATCACCTAAACGAAAGAGGTCTCACCTAAATGAAGCTCCCCAAGAAAGCGTTCACCCTTCTCGCCCTCCCCCTCGTCGGCCTGCTTCTGATGGGCAACTCCTGCTCCGCCGCCGACACCGCGTCGAAGAACACCTCCACCGCCGCCGACAACTTCGAGGTCCAGCGCAAGATCGTCGGGATCAACACCCGCACCGACAAGTACCTGTTCTACGTCGAGGGGCGCTGTTCCATCGAGCGCACCGATGATGCCATCATCGCGATGTGCAAGTACGCGGAGAACGACTTCCGCAAGCAGTACCTCGGGAAGTCCACCGACGTCGCCTGGGTCTCCACGCAGGAGGCCCCGATCAACGTCAGCGAGTACCACACCCGCGTGATCTTGAAGCCGGAAGGGATCATCCCCGACCTCGAACTGAACCTTAGTAAATGATCACCAAGCACAGGAAGGCGTGCTGGCACTACTGGTGCCCGGACTGCGAATACCTCGCGGTGGCGGTGGACCAGTTCCGTGCCAAGGAGGCCCGGCAGAAACACGAGCGCACTTTCGAGCACGCCGTGACGGCAGTCAAGGCGGGGTTCGGGCCGCTCATGGATGCGTTCGCGTCGATGGCCAGCGCCGCGGTCAGCGTCGGCAACCAGATGCGGGATGCGTTCGCCCCGCTGGCGCCGCCGCCGAACATCCCGCATGACCCGACACTGCTGAACGACAAACGGAAATGGGGAGGAAAGTAATGCAGGACGCATTGCCAGAAAACACGCCTGTCCGCTACTGGCCCGGCTGGCGCGACGGCAACTCCAAGCTCGGCCGGATCAGGTACGGCCAGATCGCGGTGGTGGGCGGGACGGAGTGCCAGTACCTCTACGGTGCCGGTGCCGTGTCAACGGCCCACATCGAGCCGCTGGTATTCAAGGACGGCGCGCTCGAAGTGCTGACCGCCGCGGAGGCGCTGGAGGTCTGCGACTGGCCCGGCGTCGAGGATGTCATCATCACGGACAACATGGAGCGGATCAGGATGCAGAAACTAATGAGGGGGTTGCGCTGATGGACGCATGGGCCGCGCACATCGGCCGGTCCTTCACCGGCACCATGATGGAGGACGCCTGCCCCTGCGGGAAGGCGCCCTGCGGGCTGGTCGACAGCACCCTGATCGACGCCGAGTGCATCCAGCACCCATGGAAGGAAGGGCGCACGATCCGGCAGATGCACAACGCGAAGGACTGTCCGGCGGTGAAGGCATGATCGCCTTGACCGCGGTGCTGATCGTTTGGGGGATCGGCACCGCGGTGACCTTCCTGTTCGGGTTCGTGACGTATGTGGATGCGCGAGGCCCGGTGCCGCGGCGGAAAGGTGCCCGGATGATGTTCGGCGCCCCGGCGTGGTTCTTCGTCTGCGTCATCATCGCCGCCCGCAATTTCCGTCAGGCATGGCGGGACGCCGACTGGGAGGGGATGAAGCGGTGAGCGGTGAGGTGATCGAGTGGGAGCAATGGATTCACAAGTCGCTCGTGCTCAACCAGAACCGCCTCCCGCACTGGGGCACCGGCCACAAGATCAAGGCCGACCTGAAAATCCTCGGCAAGCAGGCGGGCAAGAAGCTGGGCAAACGGTTCAAGAAGGTGAAGCTGACCGTGCGGGTGTCCTACCCGACCGCGGCCAGCGCCGACGCGTCCAACTACTACCCGACGATGAAGGCGTACGTTGACGGGATGGTGGATGTTCCCCCGGTGGTGAAGGGCCAGAAGCGGCTCCCCGCCCGGGGGTGCCTGATCGACGACTCCGACGCCTACTTCGACGGGCCTCACCTCACGGGGTCCGGGGAGAAGTCCGGCCGGAAGGACTTCTTCCGGTTCGACTGCCGCCTCGAAGTGATCGAGGACTGACGACCGGTCGTCACATACAGAAAGCCCCCGCTGGTGGAAGTCAGCGGGGGCTTTCTTTGTTTCTCCGGCAGGGAGACTCTGCCGGAAACTTTACTTGGTGGGCGCGAAGAACGGGACGTACTTGCGGGTCCACGCGATGACGTCAGGGCGGGCCATGACGTGGGCGATGATCGAGGCGATCAGCGTCAGGACCGCGGCGAAGCCGGTCAGCCACACCCGGAAGTTCTCCGGCAGGTGCGCCCCGAACTGGTCCACGACGTCCTGAATGATCGACGGCAGGATCACCACGAGGGACAGCAGGGCGACGGGGCCGACCTGTAGCGCGGTGCGCCAGAACGCCTTCGACGGCGCGGTGGTGACCACGTCGGGGGCGCGGTGGTCCGGGCCGGGCGTGGCGGATGCGGGAGTCGGGTCGTACACGGGTTCAGTCATGAGCTTCTTCTTTCGTGAGGGGTGTGGAGGGGTGGAGGGCCATGGCATCCTCGCGGCGGCCGCGGGTCACTTCGGCCCGGATGTTCAGCCCGACCCGGGCCAGCGCAACCGCGAACACGATATAGAGGCCGAAGTAGAAGGCCACCTTCACCATCAGCGGGAGGGGGATGATGGTCTGCACCGCGGCGTTGGCCGTGATGAAGAAGATGATCGCCAGCAGGTGCATCTGGGTCCGGCCCGCGGCGTAGGCCCGCCATGCGCCCAAGGTGGCGCGGTGCCAGTAGATCATGACGGTGAGTGCCGTGGCGGACACCAGCCCGATCAGGAGCGAGTTGATAAGGATTAGCTGAGCCATCACGCCAGCCCTTCTTTGCGTTTGTACGATTTCGTGAGGGATTGGGAGTAGTGGTTCCGGCGGTCCATGTCGCCGAGGGTGTCGGCGAGGCCTTCGGCGCGGCGCAGTTTTTCCAGCGCGACCTCGTGCCGACGCTTGGCGGCGAGGTTGCTGGCCTCTGCGGCTTCCGCGTTCTTGCGCAGGGTGTGTCCGAGACGGAAAGGGTTGCGCCACTTAGTCATTTTGTTTCACCTTCAGCGTGGGCCTCCTGCACGGCGGACATGACGCGGACGACGGTTTCGCCGACGGCGGTCTGCTTGTCGATGGTGCGGGCCTGCACGCCATTGGTGGCCGTGAGGACGTCGATCGTTTCCTGCTGGGTTTCGATTCGCTTTGTGAGGAAGTCAACGTGGGGCTTGGGTGAAAGCCATCCGCGGAACATCGAAACAATGACGAGCGCAACGAGGGTAATCAACAGCCCGGTGGGGGTCATCTCGGCTAACTGGGTCGGAATCGTAAATCCCACTTCCGCTCCCAGATACCTGATCACCCCGCCCTCCGGGATGCCTGTGGTGCTGTCATTGATGCTGTCCTCTGTGCTCTATAAGGGGGTGGCAGGGTGATGCCTGCTGTCATTTTATGGTGGATAAGTCCCGCCCCCTGGCACATTTTCCCCACGAAGCCGTATACATATTCCGTGTTGCGCGAATCGGGCACGAAAAAACCCGCCGGGAACGATGCCCGGCGGGTTTTTTACCGTCTGCCTAGCGGCGCTTGGCGACCGGCTTATCGACCGGATCAGCGGTCTGGTTCTCCGGCGCGGCCTCGTAGCGCGCCAGCTTCTCCAGCGCCTCGTCCAGCTTGCGCTTGGTGATCTGAAGGTCCGCCGACAGGCTTGCCGTCTGCAACTGCTCGTTCGCGAGCAACTGCTGGTAGTGGTTGACGATGAATTGGGTCTTCTGAATCTGCTCTGTCTCCATCCGACCCATTCTTCCCCTTTCAGGCCGGTAGTGCGTTGAGGCGCGCTTCCAGCTCCGCGACCTTCTCCAGCAGGTACTCAATGCTGTCGGCCTGCTTCGCGACCCGGTGCTTCAGAATCTCCGTCCGGGCCAGCGCGAGCCGCTCATACATCAGCGACTCCAGCTCCCCGTTCAGATCACGGCCGACGAACGCCTCGCCCCCGGCCGCCACCACGTCCTCGGCAATCGCGCCCGGGACGCGGGCAATGCTCAGCGCCTGAAACTCCCGGTCCTGCTGTTCCGTCCACGGCCGGGGCTGGTTGAAGGTGTCCGCGTACCGCTCGGCACTGCCCTTGTCGATCCAGTCCTTGACCGCGACCTCATCGAGGAGCCGGTCATCGAGGCTCATCACCTCCGGGAGAATCTTGAACTTCGAGGCCGACGTGGACTTGAAGACGTTCCCGTCGGTTTGGAGGAACAGGTTTGCCGCGTTGGAGATGGAGGCGTTGTACGCCACGCCGCCGCGGAGCATGTTGAAGTATTTGGTGCCGCCGGGGTTGATCACCACGTTGTAGAGCGCGCTGACCCGGGCCTCACCGCCGGACCCCGCCATGTAGAGGGTGCCGTTGTACGCGGTCATCTGTAGGCCCGCGCCGTGGTTGGAGAAGAACTGCGGCAGTGAGGCGGTGTTCGTGGCGAACTCCACCCCGTCCCACAGCGTGATGCCGCCGTACTGCTGGCCGCGAATGTTGATCTTGCCCGCCGTGGACGACGTTGCCGGGTTGGACATCCACACACCGGCGGTGACGCCGCCGACCAGCGACGCAACGTCCGCGGCGAGCCACAGCGCCATGGTCCTGCCGTCATCGGACTCCACCGGAGGGATCAGCACCGCGCCGGGATTGCCGTCCGCGGCGGTCCGCAACCGTCCGGTGAGCGTGGCATAGCCGGTGCTCGCGTTCAGGTCCACGGTCTTTGTCCCGGTGGCGTCGAACAGTTGCAATCCGGTCGAGGTCATCTTCAGGCCGCGGTTCACGGTCGTCGTCGTCTGGATTGTCGCACCCGTGATGGTGTGCTTGGCGGTGATCGCGTCCGCCTTCAGCATCGACGTCGTCACGGCATCGGTGATGAGGACCCCGCCGCGCAGGGTGCCGATCCATGCGGTGTCCGCGGTGAGGGTGTTCACGTCGATCTTCGCCGAGGTGATCGCGAGCGCCTTGATGGCCGAGGTGGTGACCGCGTCGGCCGCAATCGTCGAGGCGGTGACCGCGCCGTCCTGAATCAGTACCGTGCCGGTCCGGCGGTAGCCGCGGATGTTGTAGATGCCGAGGTCCGCGCCGGTGGTGTTGTTGATCGTGCCGACGATGCGGGCGTACATGGCCCCAGAGGGCACGACGGCCTTGATCTTGCCCGTCGCCCCGGACGCCGGGTTGTTGATCTGCGCGGAGCCGTCCAGCTCGGTGCCACCGCTGGTGATGTACGCCTTGTTCTTGTCGTAGAAGTAGTAGCGGACGTAAATCGCGTCGGTGGACGGGCCGCCGCCGCGGTATGCGGTGCCCTCGCCGTAGAGTTCGTCGCCGGGCCGGACGAACTGCATCGGTCCCAGCGCACGGGAGGACCCGGAGCTGGCGATGGAGGTGAACCGGTAGCCGTCCACGGACGCCGCGATGCCGGTCGTGCCGCTCGTCATCCCGCCGTCCATCGACCAGTCGTTCGGGGAGTCCCGGTAGGACGGGGCGAAGTTGGTCATGTCCGAGACGGACAGCATCGAGGTGGTGATCTTCCGCGAGTTCACGACGTCGCTCCACAGCTTGTCGATGACGGCCTGTCCCATGGACGCGGTCGACGCGGTCAGCTTCTCCACGCCGAGGTTCTGGATCAGCGACGGCTCGGAGACGCGCCTGATCTGGATGTCATCGACGTAGGCGTACCCGGCGGTGTTGTCGCTCCACAACTGCACGGTCAGCGAGGTGACCCCGGCCGGGACGGTGACCGTCGCATCCAGCATGGTCCACGTCGCCGGGGTGATTCCCGTGACGGTGATGGTGCCCAGCGCGGTGTTGTTCTGGTCCCCGATCCTCAGCTTCGTGTTCGTCGCCCCGTTGAAGGTGGCGTCGACGTAGCCCTGTAGCCGGAAGTACCACTGCTCGGCTTCCTTGACCCGCATGTCCCCGGTGAAGACGGACTTGTCCGGGTTGGCGGAGCTGGCGACCGGGGCGAGGCGCAGTGACGTGGTCCCGGATTTCTTCTGCGTGGTGGAGAGGGTGTGGGTTCCGGCGAGGGTCCACGGCACCGCCGTCGCGTCCTCGAAGTCGGAGCCGATGGCGAGGTTCGTGAAGTCCCCGACGATGATGGCTTTCGCGCCGACGCTGTCGGTGACCAGCCGGGAACCGTTGAGTGAGCCGAAGGTGCCCGACCCGATGTCCACCTGCGGCAGGTAGGTCGGGTCGATGGATTCGGCGAGCCACTGGGTGCCGTCGAACCGCCACGTTGCGAGCAGTTTCCCGCCTGCCGCGAGCGTGGACCACTGTTCCCAGCGGTCCCCGTTGACGAACCCTGCGGTGACCAGAGGTGTCGTGGTCTGCCGCGAGATGGTGTTCTTGCCGTTTACTGAGGTTTGCAGGGAGCTGATGTTGGTGTTGATCCCGGGGATGGCGTTGGCCGCGCCGACGCCGGAGGCGATGTTGTCCTGAATGGTCTGGGCGAGCTTGGCCTGCGTGACAGCGTTGTCGCCCAGCTTTGCGTTGAGGATGGCGCCGTCGAGGATCGCGTCCCCGCCGATGTTGATGATGGTGGTGTGCGCGGCGTCGATTTCGGACAGGATCAGGTCCTCGTCCACGAGCGGGACGGGGATGGCGGTGGCCTGCACGGACCACGGGCCGATGTTCCCGGACGTGTCCACGGCACGGAACCGGAAGTAGTGCGGGGTGTTGTAGGCGGACTTCGGCACCATGATGAACCCGGCGTACGCGAGCGTGTCGATGATGTCCGTCGGCGCGGTGGCGAGGCCGAACGCGATGTCGATGTGGTCGAAGTCGATCGGCATGTCCGCGCCGCCGGTCGCCTTCCCGTCCCACGCGACCTTCGTCGTGCCGAGCGTGGTGGTGACGACCGGGTCCGAAGGCATCGGCGGCGGGGTGGTGTCCTCGACGAAGGTGACCAGCGTTTCCTCGGACCACGTGCCCGACTGGACGAAGGTGCCCCTGGCCGCCCGGATGCGGAAGCTCCACTGCTCCCCGGGGATGAAGCCGTTGACATAGAAGGAGGACTCGGAGGAGGACGCGAGGGTCTGCCACGGACCGGCCGGGTCGGTGCCCTGTAGCTGGCCGGAGAGTTCGTACGAGGTGACGCTGATGTCCTCGCCGGTCATGGCGAAGACGACGTCCGGGAAGTCCGCGATGAGCCGCGCCCGCTGGAATCCCCGCATGTCGGTGTAGACCGCCGTCTGGTAGTTCATCTCGATCGGCGGGGCCGGGACCAGACCCTTGTACTGGTTGAGCGCGTCGGTGAAGTCGGCCGCGGTCTTTTCGGCGGCGGCCAGTGCGAGGGTCGAGCCGCTCCGGCGGGCTTCCTTCAGTTCACGTTCGACGAACTTCTGCCATTCCCGGAGGTCCCGGGGGTGTTGCATGGACACTGGCTGTCCCTTCCTCTGCTAATCAGGCTGTGGAGCGGGGGACAGCACCACGGTAATTGTCTCGTCGGCGCTCGCACTCTCCTCAACCGACATCGTATCCAGCTTTTGCATCTGCGAGAGGGTACGACCCGGCAGGCTGGCGGTGAGAGGTACCCACACGCCCGGCACAAGGTCGGCGACACTCAGCACACCGGCCGGGTTGATGGTGGTGTTGTCGGGCACACGGACGACAATGGGGGGCAGTTTCGACTGCGACCAGATGCGCGACGCCTGAGAGTTCATCTCACCGACCGTAGGGTCCGTAGCGTTCGGAGCGGAGCCGGTGTTCTCGTTGTATGCGTCCTGCACCCATTCCCACTCCCCGTAGTAAGGGTCGACGGCGCCGTAGGAACCGTGATGTCCCTTGCCGTCGGAAATATAAATCTGGGTGCCGAGTTCCGCACCGTACTGGGTGATGACAAGGTCGCCGAGGAAGTCGTTTTGTGTGACCATCGCCGTCTGCCCGATCTTCTGGTGCACGTCGTAGAACAGGATGGACCGGCCGATGACCGTGTAGTCCAGCCCGCCCTTGGCCGCGTACTGGTCCACGTGGTCGAACACGGTCATCTGGTACGGCAGGGTGTGCGCGGCCGTTTTGGAGTCGGTGCGCGGGGTGTCGTAAATGTACTGCACGTTCGGCAGGACGTTGTACGGCGGGTCCAGCGCCTCCTTCCGTGCCATCTCCACGTCCATGACACGCTTCACCCGGTCGATGGTGTAGCCGGTGTTCGGGTAGCGGTTGTCGTACTCGCCGCGCATCGCCGTCCGGTTCACGTACCACATCACGTCGGAGGCGAAGAACTCCACGCTGGCCCCCTGATAGGCGACGCGGGTGATCGGCCCCTCCCACACCCGCTGGGTGCCGCGGAAAATCACCAGCTCATGCCGCCCGGCCTCGACCAGCGCGAGCTGTTCGGCGCACTTCTTGCCCGGGGTGGACAGGAGCACGGAGGCGGTGGAGATGTCGTCGCGGCGGCGCTCCCACCGGACCCGGGTCAGCGGGTCCAGCTTCACCATCTGCCGGAACCCGCCCCGGTCGTAGATGAACGCGGTGTGCTGGGCGCAGGAAAGAGGCATCGGTTATTCCCTCACGGAGGATTCAAGCAGGACGGTGATGCCGGACTGGCCCGGGAGCAGGTCGGCGACCATGACGTAGGTGGCCGCGCACCCCAGTGAGGGCCACTTCATCGGCAGGCCGTCGGAGCCGTAGACAAGGTGCCCGCCCGGGACCTTCGAGCCGTCGGCCCGGGTGATGGTGACGTCCCGGCGCATCGCGTCCAGCACCATCGTGGAGTTCGGCGGGACGTACGAAATCAGGTACTCGCCCTCGAACCCGCACCCGGAGGACACCCCGTTCCCGTAGAAGCGCACCCGGAGTGTCGACAGCCCGGCGTCCCCGGCCGACACGGTCACGACCGGCGCGACCCGGCCCCAGCGGTCCACCTCGGACTGGGTGATCGTCAGGGAGCGGCGCCGCCACGAGGAGGGCTTGATGATGTTCGGCGGCTTCACCGTCGGCGGGGCCGGGGGCAAGGTGATGGAGGTGTAGAACGGGTCGTTCACGAACGAGGCGTAGGCGTTGTTGATGCTGTAGCAGTCCTCCCCGTCCGGGTCCGCGAACGACCACGTCCCGGTGCCCATGTCGAGGGAGCCGACCAGTTGCTTCTCGGTGAACGCCCACGGCATCCCGGCGCTGAAGATGAACTCCACCGCCTTCGCCACATACGAGGTCTGCCCCACGAACGACACCCTCGATCCCCACTCCTTGGTGACGGAGAGGTTGCTCAGGACCTCCACGCGCAGGAAGGACCGGAGCATGTGGTTGTCCAGCAGGCCGTCGGTGGGCAGGTTCGAGTACAGCCGCAGGTCGTTGTCGGTGCACGAGCCGGTGTTCGCCGCGCACTCCCCGGTGGCGAGCACGTCACGGACCCATGCGAGGCCCTCGGACATCGCCTCGGAATCCTCCGCGAACGCGATGGCGGTGACCCGGATTTCCCGTGACCCGTACCGCGGCTTCGCGTGCGTCGCGCCGTCCCCGGCGAGTTCGATCGTGGTGACGGACCGGGACGAATCGTCGGCCCCGGTGAGGGTGGCGGGGAACAGCCCGTAGAACCGGCCGGTCGCGTCCCGGCCCGGCTTGTACCAAGGGGCGTTGTCCGCCGCGGGGGAGGTGTAGGCGACGTCCCCGCGCGCCTCCCTCAGCCCCGTGACGTTGGCCTGCACGTCGAGAACGGGCAGGTGGTTGTCGATGTATGCCTTCGCGCGGGCGGCGTTGATCAGTTCGATTCCGCCGTATTCAAGCCAGCCGTAGTACATGGTGCCTTCCTAGATGGAGGTGAAGCGCGCGAACGCGTCGTCGAGAGAATCGGTGACCTTGCTGGCCACGATGTTCGGGTCCGTTGCGGCCGTGGTGACTTGCAGGCTGACCGCGCCGGGGCCGAGGGTGACGGACTTGCCCGGAGTACCTGACGACCGGTCGGCACCCGGGGTGCCGGTGACGTTGATCGACCCGAGGCTGGCCCCGGTCGCGAACGTCCCGAGGTTGGCGTACGCGGCGGTGATCTTGGACTTGTTCGCGAGCAGGCCGTCGGCGAGGCCGCTGGAGGCGTTCTGTCCGGCGACGTACATCTCGGATTTGTCGAACGCCCCGGCCATCATGCCCGCCATCGAGGTGACGAAGTCCATGACCGGGCCGAACGCGCCCTTCATGGACGATTCCAGACCGCCCATGATCGCCTGACCGGCTGGCACGAGCAGGGTCTTGTCGTAGCTGATCGGACCCTTGTTCGCCGCGATCCATCCGGCGATGCCGCCGACGAAGTTCGTGACGTTGTTCCATGCGGAGGTGAGGCCGTTGAGGAAGCCGCCCATGATCGCGTCGCCCGCGCCGGTGAGCAGGCCCCACAGCCCGGACAGCGCGCCGCTGATCTGGCCCGGCAGTCCCCGAATCCAGCCCATGACGTTGTTCACGCCGCCGGAGACGGCGCCGACAATCCCGGACCATGCGCCTTGGACGTAGCCTTGGACCCCGGACCAGATGCCGTTCCAGATGCCCATGATGGTGCCGCCGAAGCCGCCGATCCGGCCGATGATCGCGCCGACCTGTCCGCTGATCCACCCGGTGATCTGGGACCAGATGCTGCTGACCCTTCCCCAAACACCGGACCACAGGCCGTTCCAGATTCCGGCGACCGTGCTCCCAAAGGAGGAGATGTTGCCGATGATCTGTCCGACCGCGCCGGAAATCCAGCCGGTGACCTGCGCCCAGAGCGAGGAGACCGTCGCCCCGACCCCGGCCCAGAAGCCGTTCCAGATACCGGACACGGTGCCGATGAAGGAGGAGATGTTGCCGACGATTCCGCCGACGGCACCGGAAATCCAGCCGCTGATCTGGGACCAAATCTGGCTGACGGTCTGCCCGACCTGCCCCCAGAAGCCGTTCCACATCGTGCCGATGTTCCCCATGAATCCGCCGATGGCGGTGCCGATGTTGCCCAGCGCCCCGGAAATCCACTGGATGATGCCGTCCCAGATCGGGCCGACGACGGAGCCGAAGCCGGACCAGAAACCGTTCCACGCCTCCATGAGGCCAGCGCCCATCTGGCCAATGGCGGCACCGAGGGAGGCCATGTTGTCATTGAGGTTGGACTGGAATCCGGTGAACCAGTCGGTGACCGGTTGCTTCGGGTCCGTCGCGTTGCCGAGCATCTCCTCGGTGATCTTGCCCATGACGCCGGACCCCTTGCCGCCCGCCCCGCCGCCGCCCATGCCGGAACCGGTGATGTCCGCTCCGGGCGTCTTGGAGGAGTCGTTGCCGAAGCCGAAGGTGGACTTGAACCAGTCTTGGAACATGCCCTTGATTCCGCCCCACCAGCTATCGAGCGCGGTGGTGATCGTGTGCGACAGGTTCTCGTTGCTCTTTTGCAGGTCCGGGAGGATGTTGTCGAACAGGTTCCCGAACGCCCCGGCAATCCACTCGTCGACCTTGTCGGAGAGCGCGTTCAGCTTCGGGTCGCCGGGTCCGCCGAACAGGACGCCGACGGCGTTGATGAGCTGACCGATCTGCTGGGACATGAAGGGGAACAGGGTGTTGGAGCCGAACTCCCCGAACTTCGCGCCGATCCCGGCCAGCCCGAGGGACATGTCGCCGGTGAGCAACTGCTGGAAGATTTCGCCCCAGTTCATGTGCTGGACGTGCTCGATCTTCGTCTGGGTGTCCTTGATGGACTGATCCAGCCCTTCGGTGCTGAACCCGTGGAACAGGATGCCCCAGTCCTCGGGCCGCGCCTCGCCCTTGGCGATCCGCATGGCGGAGGCGAGGGTGCCGAAGCTGGTGCCGATCTTCTTCAGCGCATCATTCAGCGTCGGGGTGAACAGGTCGAACAGCTTCCCCAGCGGGTCGAGGAGTTCCCCGGCGAACTTCAGCACGTTCGGCAGGACATCCTTGGCGAGGGTGGTGAAGGACGGGCCGAGGTCCGTGACGACCTTTTGCAGGAACGGACCGGCCTTGCCGATGAAGTCGCCGATTGCCGGGAGCAGGGCCGAGTGCACCGCGGAGACCAGCGGGGCGACGATGTACTTGTCGATGGCGCCGATGACCGGAGTCAGCACCGTGATGGCATTGGTGGCGGCGGCCGAGAGCGGGTCCAGCAGGGTCTGGACCTTCTTGGACATGCTGTCGAGGACCGGGCCGACGCTGACGGTGAACGCGGTGGCAATCTTCGCGACCGATTCGACGATCTTGCCCAGCAGGGTGAGCATGTTCCCGATCGAGTCGGCGAACGGCTTCACCGCCGGTTCGAGCAGGCCGATCGCGGTGGAGATGCCGCCAGTGAAGTCCCTGATGCCCTGCTGGACCAGCGGATTCGACAGGATGTCGCCGACGTCCTTGATGATCGCGGCGATGCCGGTACCGAGGTTGCCCAGCGCGGTCGCAATGGATGGCATGACGGACTGCATGGCCGGGCCAAGGCCCGCGATGGCGTCGCCGATCTTCCCGACCTCGTCACGGAAACCGCGGAACAGGGTCGCGAGGGTGTTCTGGAAGCCAGTTTCCTGCATCGCTTTCGCCGCGGCCTGAAGCTTGTCGGCGAACTCGGACAGCCCGCCGGACCCGGCCTTGCGGGCGGCGTCGGCGATCGCGTTGAAGATGCCGAAAGTGCCGTCGATAGTGCGGCCAAGGTCCTTGAAGCCCTTGATCCCGCGCTCGATCCACTTGTCGATCTGCCCGGACTTGTCCGCCTTGGTGATGAACGCGTCGAAGGACGCGCCGAGCTTGTTGAACCATGTGGCGAAGCGGTCGAAGTATTTCGTTCCGGCCGCGCCGAGGGTAACCCACGCGTTGATGAAGGACTTTACCCCGGCGTGGGACTTGTCCATCGCGTCATCCATGCGCTTGAACATCGCCGTCATGCCCTTGGACCCGGCGCTCTTGGTGATCCCGTCGAGGATCGCGCCGAACAGGCGGCCCTCCGCGGCGGCCACAAGGTTGAGGTTCTTCTTCAGCGTCGGAAGCATGACGGTGGAAAACCGGTCCATGGCAGGCTGGAGGCCCTTGTTCAGGGTGTCGAGGAGGCTTTCCTTCCACGCCTCGATTTCCTTCTTGTACTTCTTTCCCATGCCCTGCAACGCCGACATGCCCACGTAGGCCATGAAGCCGAAGCCTGTCGCGAATGCGGGCAGGAGCGCGCTGATCCCGCCGAGGGATTTGCCGAGGTCGTCGGCGATGACGAACAGCCCGGCCAGCGCGGAACCGCCGATGGAGGCCATGGCCGAGAGTTTCAGTGACAGGTTCGCCGAGGACACCGCGATGCGGTCGAGGTTGTGGAGGAACTCCAGGCCCCCCTCGATCATGTCGCCGAAGACGTTCAGGCCCGCGAAGCCCTGAAGGTGTTCGCGCATACCGCGGGTGGCATTGCCGACGGCGCCCATGGCCGACCCGAAGCGGGACGCCCCGTCGCGCAGGCTGGCGAACATGCCGGAGCCGTCGCGCTCCATGCTCTTGAAGGTGGCGGTGACGTTGTGGACGTTGTCCATGATGTGCTTAAACTCGTCGTCGCTCATCCGGCCGAGGCGGTGCATCTCCGCGGCGGTGTTCGCGATGTTCCGGCGCATGTGCTCGACGTCGTCGGCGCCGCGGGCGAAGTGCGACCAGTCGTTGGAGTCCATCGCCGCGGCAAGGTTGCGGAAGTCCGACTCCAGTTTCTGGAAGTGGATGTTCCGGGCCATGCCGGAGAGCGAGGCGTTGTACCTGTCCTGCGCGTTGCGGAGCCGGTTCGTCTCGTCGAGGGCGTCACGGGTGATCCTCGACTTTTCGTCGGCGGCGTCCTTCTCCGCCTTCACCTCAGCGTTGATCCGGTCGATGTAGTCGTTGATGTCTTTCTGCATCTTCTCCGACTGCTCCCGGGACATCCGGCCCTGCTGTTCCATGGCGGCCGTGACGTCGTAGATGCGGGCGCGGGCCTGATGCAGGTTGTCGAAGGACTTGGCGAACTTCGCCATGTCGTTGCTGTTCATCGTCTCCGCGAGCTTGCGGAAGTCCGACTCCATGTCCTTGATGGCGTTGTTCTTGCGGATGCCGTCGAGGGTGCGCGACCAGCGTTCGTTCTCGCGGATCGCCTCCTCCATGGTCTTGCGGCGGCGGCCGTCGTAGGCGTCGTTTTCGGCGCTGGCCTCGTCGTACTGCTTCTTGCGGATTTCCCCGGCACGCCGCTCGCCCTCGGCCATCGCATCGTTCAGGCGGATAGCTTCCTTGGTCTGCTCGTTGAGGTCCCTCTGCGCCTTCTCCTCGTCCTTCATCACGCCGATCTGGCCGATGACGGCCTTCTTCATCTTGGCGTATTCCTCAGACGTGAGGTTGCCAAGCTGGCGCATGTTGTTGGCGAAGTCGAGGACCTTCTGCTGGGCGTCGTCGAGGCCGGTGGAGTCGAAGTGGGAGAACGCGCGTTGCCAGTCGGACGCCTTGTCCGAACCCATCGCGCTGATGATGCCTTCCCATTTGTCGTTGACGCGCTTTTCGAGGTTCTTGCCCCACGCGTCAGCGAACTTCTCGGCGTTCTTGCGGGCCGCCTTCTCGGTGATCGGCCCGGCCTTGTCGAGGTCATGCCGGAAATCGGACAGGTCACCATGGACCTTGATGTACGCGGAAGCTACCTCGCGTCCAATGCCCACGGTGACCTGCCCTTCATTCGTTACTGCTTATAGATTTTTGAGCTGGTCAATTTCGTTTTCTTCCATCTCATCGGTGTCCCCGGGGAGTGGATCGTTCAGCGATTCGGCCCACCTGCGTGCGTCTTCGTCGCTTTGGTGCGTCATTGCCCAGTTGTAGATGACATTTAGGAAGCGCGGGAGCGGGAGCGCGAGGAGGTTGACGCCTTGACCGGAGTAGTGGCCGTCGATTTGCGTCCAGTTGTACGCCGCGACGGAGGCAAGTCGGACGGCTTCTCGGAATCTTTTCCCGACCACTCCTCCATGAGGCCCTCCCAGATGTCGAAGATGCCGCCCTCGCTGTAAACGCCGAACCCGCTCTTGCGATCCATCAGAAGGTCGCGGAAATAGAGCTGGGTGTCTTCGTCCATCAGCTCGAAGAACAGGTGGATGAAGTTGGCGACAGCACTCTGGTTCATGCCCCGGCCGCCCATGGCGAGGAGCATAATCTCCTGACCCTCGGAGGGCTTGAAAAAAGTCACCTCGGTGCCGTTGTGCTTGAAGCTGATCGCGCCGTCGTCGGCTTCGTCTTCAGCAACTACGGCGGTTACAAAATCTTTCACGTACTTCTCCTATATTTCAGTCTCCCGGAGTGGCCGATTGCACGGCCAGTATCAGCGTACCGGGGGGTGGTAATGATCCGCGGAAGGCGCGACGTGTCAGCGAAGCAGTGCCATAGCCTCTGCAAGGCCCTTTTGCAGGAATGGATTGGCCCTCTGCCCGGAGATGGACGCGCGCGTGAAGAACGGTGCGCCGTCAGGGAACGCCTGCTTGCCCCCGGCCCTCCGGTACATGGTCCGCAATTCGCCGCCGGACGGGTTGCCGCCGCCGCCGTGCCCGTAGTTCTGCTTCGGGATGGTCAGGAGCTTCCCGGCCTTCGGGTAAATCCGGCCCGTGCCCTCATGCACGTATCGCGCGTACTTGCTCAGCGCCACCACCAGCGAGGAGTTGGTGTACGCCCCGGTGCGGCTGGGCCGGTTGACCTGAATACTGGCCGCGAGCTTGCCCGTACGGTTGTTGATGTGCTCGACGGCGAACGCCCGCGTATGCCTTGCCGTGTTGTGCACCAGCGTGTCCACCGGCTGTCCGGGTGCGAGGAACGACTGGACGGCCGCCTCGTGCACCCGGACAAATGCGGTAGGCATCAGTCATCATCCCCGACCGTCACGGACCATGTGCCGCCCAGCGCCCCGCCGACCGGCCCGACCGGGGTGTACGTCCCGGGGGCCATCAGCTCGATGTCGGTGGTTGACGCCTGAATGGCCGCCCACATCGCCTCCATGTCTTTGAGCGCCAGCTCCGCCGCTTCCGAGTTCTCCTCATCATCCGGCAGGTCGATGCCGGAGTCGGCGAGCAGGGCGCGGGCCAGTGGCGCCGCACGCATGACCCCAATCTCGAAGGTGTGCGCCAGCGTCATCGCGCAGGCGGCGACACCCTGCGTGACGTTGGGGAAGTTCTGTGACGGTCCGGAGGTGACCAGCCGCACCCACGCCATCCCGCCGCAGTCCGCGTAGTCCAGCGTCACCGAGTCGCCGTGATACAGCGCGGTGGAGCAGGTCGGCTCGATCCCCCGGTCGCGCAGGGCGACGACGAGGTTGGCGAGGAGGATGTTGCCCATCTCGTAGGCGTGCATGGGTTACCAGCTTCCGAAGGTGATGTGGCGCTGTGTGGGCAGGTCGGGGGAGTAGACCGCGGGCCGGACGCGCAGGCCTGCCGGGTTCCACAGCACCACGTAGGCGTCGACCTCGGGGATGCCGGTGACACCGTCGACGAACATGCCGCGGGTGAGCTGGTAGCTGATGCCCTGCCGGGCCATCGTGGTGATGGTGCTGGGCAGGCGGCACTTCTTGTCGGAGGTGAGCGCCTTGATGAACTCCTCGGCGAGTAGGCCGCCGACGAACTGGCCCATGCTGTCGACCTCGTAGCCGTTCAGGTAGGTGACCGTGAAGTCCCTCCCGCCGCACGCGGGCCACAGGGAGCCGTCGTTGCGGACCAGCTTGTTGCCGTCCTCGACGTGATAGGTGGAGGGGTCCAGCACCACGCCCCCGACTTTCACCTCGTCGATCCGCCCGACCGGGGCCTCCAGCAGGACGTACTTGACCTGCGAGCAGATGCACCCGAGGGAGCAACCGCAGGAGCGCAGGTCCTGAGCGGAGGCGAGGAAGTAGCTGGGGAACAGGACGGGCATGAACATGGACGACCGCATCAGCGGCGCCCGGCAGGTGCGCCCGCACGGCATGACGGTGATGGGGGTGCCGCCGACCCGGTTCAGGGTGAGGAACCGGAGGGTTGCCGCGGCGTACTTCTCGGCCAGCGCGACAGCGTCCGGGTCGAGGGTGGTGACGTCGATGCTGGCGGGCCAGTCGATCGGCCAAGCGTCCATGGTGCGGACCTTTCTAGGGGGTGGGGTTTACCTCAGCCAGTGTCCCGGCGGAAAGAGTGAAAACGCGGTAGGCGGTGCCGTCGAAGCCAAAGACTGTTTCGGTGGCGGGAGGGGGAATGACGATGGACGGGTCGGTATCGGAGACGACAACGTCGGAGAAGTAGGACGCACCGTTGAAGGAGGCGCCGGGGAAGTCGAGGACGTCGCCGTAGTGGAATGAACCCTGATTGAAGTATTCGACGTGGTCCATGGATGGCACGTGCAGTGGCCCGAAGTCCTGATCGGTGCTGCCGGGGCCGTCCTTGAAGTAGGCCCCGATGGCCGGGTACATGCCGCCCGGGTGGAGGATGGCGACCCGGTAGCTGTAACCCTGTTCGAGCGGGTACGGCGCCGGGAGTTCCACGGTGCACCACTCCCCGGCGACCGGGACCGGCATGGTGAGCGGGCCGACCACGACGACACCCCAGCCCGGGTCGACGAGCCGGTAGAGCACGGCGGTGCGCTGGGCGAACTCGGTGGTGGCGACCGGGTGCGGGTAGCGGATCGCGGTCAGCCATGCCGGGCCTGTGACGGTGAACTGGGTGGCGAGCGTGACAGCATCATGATCGGACCATGTCGGCTGGACGCCTGGGTTGGACTGGAACAGGCTGTAGTTCGTCACGGAACTGCCTTGAACCAGAGGTCACCGCTCGCCATGTTGACCGGCTGGACGGTGCCGCCGATCCACGAGACGACCCCGGTGGTGGCGGGCCGGGCCTCGGCGCCGGTGAGGACCGTGACGGTGCGGGGAGCGTCGGCCAGCGCGGCGGCCACGGACGATGAGACGGAGGAAGTGACAGCGGCGGCGACAGCGGACTGCACGGAAGCGTCGATCCCCGCGCCCATGGCGGCGGCAACAGCGGGGCCGACCGCGGCGTTGATGGCGTCGGCGAGGGTCAGTGACCAGTTCTCCGGCAGGGGCTTGGCCGGAGTGCCCGGGAGCGGCTGGACTTCGGTCAGCGCGGACAGCTCCACCGGGGAGGCGGAGTCCGGCACCGCGTAGAGCTTGGTGTCGTGCGGAAGCCCGGCAAGTTCGTAAGTGACTTCCCATGCCCAGTCCGGGCCGGTGTGCTCCACGTCCACGGACGCGGCGCCGCTGACCAGCTTCACCCGGAACGGGAGCGGGAGCACCAGCGCGTTCCCGGCGGCGGACCAGCCACGGACCGCCGTCCAGCGCAGATAACCTCGGGCGGGTTTGAGCACACCGGACGCATCCGGCCTCATGATCTGTGCGTGGACGACGGTCATGGCGGTGTCCTTACTTCAGGGTGACAGTGGTGTCGATCGAGGAGATGGCGTCCTTGACCCCGGCGGCGGCCGAGGCCTGAATCCCGGCGAGGAGCTTCGCCTGATCAAACGGCTGACCCTTCGCGAGTGCCGCGATGGCACCGACGAGGTTGGTGATCTGCGCGTTCTGCGACGCCTCGGCGGAGACGATCTTCTGAAGGTTCGCGTCCAGCCATGCCACGGTCGAGCCGAGGTTGGTCACGCCCTTCTGGCCGCCTTCGCGGTTGAACTGCTTGGCGAAGATGCCGTCGATGTCATTGGCGCGGTTTGCGTCGTACCAAGCGACGATCTGGCCGAGGGTGACGTCGCCTTTGCCGTTGGCGTTCGTGAACCGCTTGTTGAAGATTGCGTCCGCAAGGTCCTGAGCGTTTGCCATGTCGAGTTCATCCTTCTCTGGGGTGGGGGTAACGGGGGCGATGACCGTGTATCCGGCCACGTCTTCGGTCCATCCGCGGTACGTCAGCGGCACGCCGTACTTGGCGTAATAGGCTTCGAGGTCGGCCAGTGACGGGTGGTGGTGGACCGGGTTGGGGTTGTAGTCCGACGTCGAGTACACACTGCCGTCCGCCATGCGGAGCACGACGTGGCCGTTGACGTTGGACGCCAGCCCGTACCAGACCGGGTGTGCGACACCGGCCGGGAAGTTCCGGTCGGTGTGCTTGGATGCGGAGTTGTTCCACGCTTCCGTGGCACTGCCGTAGCGGACCGGGAGGTTGAAGGTCTGCCGCACATACTGAAGGCACATCCCCTCCTCTGCGGGACTGTTGGGGTTCGGGGTGATTGTCTGCTTGAACATCAGCGCCCTTTCTGTTTGGCGGGGATAAGGCTCTGGCGGGGGCCGGACAGACCGACCCCCGCCAGCTTCCTCGGGGCGCTACTACGTCGTGGTGACGGTCGCAGTCGCGGTGGTCGAACCGCGGTGCCCGGTGATGGTGAACGTCCCGGCGGTCGCGTACACGTGCGTGTAGCTTCCGGTCTCCGCGTAGTCCCACGTGCCGTCGCCGAAGTCGTACCACATCGGGTCCGTACCGGCCGGGGTCGGTGCGATCGCGACGGACTTGCCGGTGGCCGTGGCCGTCAGCGAAGTCACGGCAGGATCGGCCGAGTCCAGCAGGGGGGTGGAACCGGCGTAGATCGCCGGAGGCGCAACCGTGGTCGTGAAGATGCGGCGGTGGTCGTTCGCGTTCATGGCTTCACGCATGACGGAATCGACACCCCCGACCTTCTCGACCTTGTACGGACCCTTGCCCCAGCCGGTGCCGTTCTTGGTCTGCATGCCGGTGACCTTGAAGGTGATGGCATCGTTTGCCACGGCGATGTCGCTGACGACGCCGCCGGACAGGAACGGGGTGAGGACGTAGCCGTACTCGCCCGGGTTGGACGAACCCAGCCACATCTCCAGCGCGAAGTTCACCGCCGCCATGTCGACGCCCGTGGACTCCGTGATGCCGATGACGAGGCCGTTGTCGTCGACGTAGACCTTCTGCCCGGTGAGGAGTTCCAGCAGAGCGAAGTCGACGTCGCAGAAGTCGGCTTCGACGCCGTACCCGGTCAGGGTCGGAACGGCGGTCTCGTTGATGCAGGCCTCGCCGTTCATGTTCGGGACGCTGATGGGGTTACCGGCGTCGGTGTTCGTGGTGTACGTCAGGGTGACGACACCCTTGGTGACGACAACGGAGGACTCGCCGTAGAACGGCACGCCGCTCACGTCGAGCGCGGTGGCCCGCAACCGCTTACCGCGGAGGAAGGAAACCTTCTTGGACTGCGACATTACTTAGCTCCCTCGGGGGTTGCGGGGGCGAGGGCCTTGCGTCCCTTCCCCTCTGCTTCGGCGGCGAGCACACGCTCCCGCTCGGCGTCGTCGGCACCGTCGAGGTAAGCCTGGACTTCCTCGATGGTGGCCTTGGACGGGTCAAACTGTTCTGCGGATTCCTCGGCGTGCTTGCCCTTGCCCGCAAGGATGCTGGCGGGGACGATGTAGCCGTGGGAGGTGGTGTGGACGGTGCCCTTCAGACCGGCGGCGTCGGCCAGTTCGAGAAGCTCGGCGGCCTTTTCCGGGGAGCGGCCGTCGACGAACGCCTCCCCCTCGTTCAGGGTGTTGATGTTGGTGACAGACATGGCGGTTCTCCTTAGAACTTCAACAGGATGGCGGCGGCGGGGCCGGAATTGGTGGCGGCGTAGGCCCGTTCCGCGAGACCGAAGTCCCGGTTCTGGGCGGTGGCCGGTGCGGACTGGACGGTCAGGTTGCCCTGCCAGAGGTTGATCTGGCCGGTGACGTACACCCACACCTCGTTGGCATCCGCGGTAAGCCCGCCGGGGCCGTCTGCGGAGAAGCCTGCACAGCCGACAACGGGGGTGCCGTTGACGGTGGTGATCGACTCAACGCCGGGGATGCGGTCGAACAGGAGTTCGACGCCGAGCCGGTTCGTCTGAATCAGCGGCTTGCCGGTGTAGTTCTCGCCGATCCACTGTTCCAGCAGGCCGAGGGCCGCCTTCGCGCTGGTGATGCCGGTGCCGGGGACCGGGGTAATGTCCACAGCTTCCGGGTTGAGCAGGAGTTCCTGCACAGCCGCTTCCACCGCGTAGGTCTCCCCCGCGCTGAACGCATCCTTGGCCAGCGCCGCAGGGTCCTCACCCAGCAGGAGGGCAACCTCCAGCCCGCGGTAGGTAGCGAACTCGACGCCGTCCTCGTAGGCGAGCTGGTCGAACGTCTTGTCCGTGCCCTCGGCGGGAACGGTGCGGGTGTGACCGTCGAGCACCTTGCGGTGCTTGACCCCGTGATACGCAAGCGAGCTGTCGGGGATGACATTCGCCACGCCAAGCAGACCACCGACCGCCGGGTCAACGGCGGGGGGGTCAATCAGAATCTTCGGTGTAGTCATGGCCTACCTCCTTTCGGTGGTGGAAGGGTTCCGCTGGGGCGATGGGCCGCACCGCCCCAGCGGATCATTCACTACGCGACAGGAGCGTTGAACAGGTTGTCGTTAGCGTCGGTGCCCTGCACGTTGGCGCGGCGGCCGTTGGCGTAGAGCGGGAAGGAAACGCGGTGACCGTCGCCGCACGGGTTGGTCATCAGAACGCCCTGCTCCATGAACAGGTGCAGGTAGTCGTTCTTCTTCAGGTTGGTGGAGTCGTAGATGGTGTCGAGCTGGATGACCGGCGCAACACCACGGACGAACGAACCGGCCGGGTAGAAGATGACCTCGACGGTGTCGGGGTAGGACAGCGCAAGACCCGTGGTAGGGTCCAGCGGGATTTCCTGATACTGGGTGATCCACTGCGCCTTGATGCCGCGGGCGGTCAGGTAGGAGTCGATCTGAGCATCCGTCACGGACGGGGTGTCGACGCCCTGACGCTGGGCGAGGTCGGCGCGGACGACGGCCTTCACCCAGTGCGGGATCAGTGCTTCGAGGGTCTGGTTCACAGACATCGAGAGGCGCTGGCGCTCGCCGACGGCCAGCAGTTCGAGGATGTGGAAGATGTCGAACGCGTTGCCGAAGGCGTTGCTGATCGCGGTGGCCGCACCCGTGAAGCCCTGAATGAGCTGGATGGACTTGCGGGCCATCTTGATCTGGTGCGCGACGGTCAGCAGGGTGGCGTGACGGTCGATGACCTCGGGCCAGCCCTGACGGAGCAGGAGGCCGGCTTCGAGGCCGATGCCCACGGCGCTCAGGCGCTTCTCGACGAAGCCCGGAACGGACGGACGCAGGAACGTCTTCTCCTCCGTGCCCGCCTCGGCGGTCGCTTCATCCATGTCCCAGAAACCGGTGGCGGAACCCAGCACGTCGGCGAGGGTCGGACCCTTGGTGTACTGGACGCCGCCGCGGGTGATGGTCACCTCGGGGAGCTGGATCAGGGAGTCGACGTTCTCCAGTTCGCAGAAGTCGAGCGCGATCTGGGACGGCGCACCCCAGCCACCGGCGGCCACGAGGGAGCCGCCCTTCAGGCTGGATTCCTTGCCCGCGGCGAGCAGGAGTTCGAGGTCGCGGTTCTGGAAGTTGGGGTTCGCCTGCGTGAACTCCGACTGTGCGGAGTCGATCACGAGGATGCCAGCGCGGGACTGGTGGTTCGGGATCGCGGTCGGCATCGACTGAAGCTTGGAGAGGATCGCAGACGAGGCGTCGGAGAAGTTCTCGAACTTGTGGCCGGTGGCGTAGCCGGAAACCTCGGCGGCCGCGGTGAGGGAGCCGCGCTTGGCGGGAGCCTTCGGGGCGACGGAGGCGGAAGCGGCCTTGGAGGCGAAGCTGGTGCGCTTGGCGGAAGCTTCAACGACCTGAGCGGCGGCCTTCTTGGCCTTCTCGTCCTCGGCCTGTTCCTCGGCGGGGGTCTCGTCCGCTTCCTCGGCGGGGGAGCCTTCCTTCGGCTTCATCGCCAGCTCGCCGCGGAGTGCGGCCAGTTCGGCGGCGCGGGCCTCGGAGGCCACCTGACGCTCGTCCAGCTCGGCGCGACCGGCCTTGGCGAAGTCGCCGAGGGTGCGCAGTTCAGCGAACTGCTCGTCGGTTACTTCGGCATCGGGGATGTCGGCGAACTCGGCGAACTCGGCGAGTGCTTCATCGACAGCGGCGGCGAGTGCGGCCGTGTCGAGTGCCTTGATGTCTTCAGGGGCTTTGAACTTACCCATGACTCTCTCCTAATTGAGACGTAGTGACGTGTGGGGTGGAACATTTAGTGGGCGACACACGGCCTACGGCTCGGAAAGTGTCCTACTGAGACAAATCCTAGACGTAGGCCGGTACACAATCGTCGATTGTGCGCGTGTCGCGCGAATTACGAGGCTTTGTAATCCCCGCCGGAGCGGGCCTTCTTTGCTTTGGCTTCCACTTCAGTCCGGAAAGACTGCGTGGTCTTCCCGTCAGCGGACGTCCACGTGTAGGTCTGCGCCTTCACCTTGCTACTGCCGCATGCACCACATGCCATGGTTACTTGCCTCCCAATTTCTGTACTTCGGACTTGATGGATGCGACCAGATCGGCGCGCACCTGTGTGCGGAGCTTGTTGACCTTGGCCTCCCGCGCCTTCATGGCGGTGTAGGCGTCGAGCTTGGCAACGAACGCGGAGTCCAGAACTTCAACCTTGCGGGCCTGAACAGGCTGGCCGATGAGGGAAAGCTGGCGCCCGTTGGCGTACGTTGCCCGGGAGCGTGCGATCGGGAAGCCCGGCACGTTCACCGACAGGGCCGCGATCAGTTCCATCGACGCGTTCCCGCGGACCCGCACCTCGCGCCAGTCGCCGGAAACGCCGGTCGCGCGCAGAGTGTGGATGTCCCTGTCGCTGACGCCATCACGGAGCTGGCCCGCGAACCAGATGCCGAACTCGTCCTCGCCCACGGTCACATCCGCAACGGCGTTGCCGGTGTTGTCGTAGTGCGCAACCGCGGCCCGGATTCCGAACTGGCCGTCGGCGTGCCCGCCGCCAAGGGTGATCTGGCCGACCGCCACGGGACCGGCGTCGGTGAAGACCTGACCGGTGAGGAAGTAGGCGTAGTCCGTCAGCGACGGGGGAGCGGTGGTGCACACCTCGTAGCCGATGTGGCAGGTCTCCCACCCGGCGAGGTGCCCGAAGACGCGCCCGTCCTCCGTGACGGTGAGCGGGGTTTCCTCGGTGAGGTTGGGGTTGCGGAACGCGTCGGCGCTGAGCTTCGGGGCGGCGGAGGCGACCAGCGACACCGACGCCATCTTCTGATCGACCGGGGCGTCCGGGGACACCTCCGGGGCGGTCTCGTTGCCGGGGGCGTCGGCCCACGTGCCGAGGGCGACGTAGGCTTCGGCGAACGCGGGGATCGCGCACATGGTGGCGGAGGCGATCCGGGCGGCGGAGAACTCGGTGACCTGAGCGTCGTTCTCCTCCACGTCCACGGACAGCTCGGCGGCGTCGACATCGACGGACACGCCGCGCCACATCTTGCGCTCGACCATGCCCTTCGCCTTGTCGGCCTCGGGGCTGTTGTCGAACACGCCTTCGCCCTTGACGAGGTTGCCGTCGCGGAAGATGTTGTCGATCCGGCCGACGATAACGGAACCCTTGTGGCCCTCGTCGTCGACGAACATGGCCTTCAGCGGCAGGGGCAGGTCGCGGTTGGTCAGCGCGCCCGCGGCGAACTGGCGGCCGTCCCCGGACGGAGTGCCCTCGGGGGCGAGGACGCCGTGCCATGGGGTTTCCTCCGCGAACTGCTCCTGATCGGGGGATGGGACCGGAACGGATTCGGGTCCGGCGGTTCCGCCGAACACCTCAACGGCGGCGTCCGCGACTTCCTGTGTGAACGCCTCGTCTTCCGCGTGGATGACGGATGCTTCTGTCTTGCTCATGGTTTCTCCAAGGGGATAGATGGCGGTGCGGTCCTCGCCGTACCAGAGGGCGAGGCGGTCAAAGGTGATGGACTCCCCGGAGAAGTCCCCGGCGGCGGGGGTTTCGGGATAGCCGAGGGTGACGTGGGGAACCCATGTGGGGAACTGCTCGACCGCTTCCCAGTAGGTCCAGATCGGCTCCATGTTGAGCAGGCCGTCGCGGATGTTCACCAGTGAGGCGCCGTCGATCAGCACCACGTCGGCGGAGTTTTTCCCGAGAGTGCCCCGGCCGGAAACGTTTTCCGTCATGGGCGTGACGCCCTTGCCAACAAAGGTTTCCAGCGCTTTGGTCAGCTCAGCCTTGTCCAGCGAGGAGCAGTCCCCGAGGAACAGCAGGGTGCAGTGCGCGCCGTCGGCCTCGGAGGACGCGGCGGACACCGGGTCGTTCTCGGCAGGCAGGGCGACGATGACACAGGTGGTGGAGACGTCCCCGTCCTGCGGATCGGCGCTGGCCGTGATGGAGGCAGAGTCGCCTTCGAGCATGGTAGGCCGGGCGACACAGCGGCAGTTGATCCAGTTGGACGGGTCGCCGACGGGCTGGCCCGGGTAGTACATGTGCTCGCCGCCGACGGTGAACGGCTGGCCGGTCGGGACGGTCTGCCCCTCGGCCTCCTTGTGCTGGGAGCGCACACTGTCGTCGTGCATGGTGATCCATTCCAGCCCGACATGCTCGGAGGTGTCGGCGGTGGTGGCCGCCTCGGTCGCGGCGTTCACCGCCATGGTGGAGACCCAGCGGGTGACGGTGTCGGTCTGGGCGTCCCGGTTCGCGGTGGCCTTCGTCTTCTTCAGCGCGTCGCCGAGTTCCTGCGCGAACGCGTCCCGCATGTCGTCGAGGACCTGCGACCATTCGTCGACCTCGGATCGGGCGGTGACGTCGAAGACGTCGAGCGCGGCGTTGACGATCTGGCCTTCCCAGCCGGGCAGGCCCAGCCGGAGTAGGGCGTCCTTCACGTGCGGTCGGAGCTGGCCGTCAGTGTCGGTGAGGTACTTCTTGCGGCCCGCGGCGAACGTCTCGGTGGACAGCGCGAGGGTGGCGGTGCGGATCATGCGGCACTCTCCAAGGTCGTCAGGTGTTCGATGGCGGCAGTCAGCGCGTCATAGGTGTGGGCCTTCTGGTGCCGGAGGAGGTTCGAGCAATAAATGCCCAATGCCCCGCCGAGCAATCCCGCGTCCACGCCCCACCGTTCGGCGAGTCCCGGCAGGGCGGTGAACCCGTCGGAGAGCAGGAAGTCGGCGTCGTCCTGTCCCTCGATGGCGACGAACTTGTAGATGTCCGCGGCCGCGCATGTCGGCTTCACCTGCATCCGGTTCTTCAGCTTGTTCCCGGCCCGCTCCAGCGCCCGGACCACGATCTGGTCGGCGGCGGCAATCAGGGACGCCTTGCGGGCGATGTCGGCGGAGGGGACCCGGCCTTCGGCGCGGGCCTGCTTGCGGTCCTCGGATTTCTGCTGGTCCGGGATGTCCTGCACCGGGTGGTCCTTCAGCGACGGGACGGGCCGGGCCTCGGTCGTGGTGTCGGCCGGGGCGTCGACCGGTTTGGGGATGTCGCCGATCGGGACCTTTAGCGCACGGAGCGCGGCCTCGACCAGTTCGGGGGTGGTGGACCCGGCGGCGACCTTACGCAGGAACCATGCGGCGCGCTCGTCGTCAGTCATCGCGTCGGACGGGTCGAAGCCGGTCTCGCGCAACAACGCCTTGCCGGACAGCTCGCCCCGGTCGTACATCTCCATCGCTTCCTTGGACCGGTTGGGCCGCAGGCGCATGTCGGAGGTATCGGCCTTGATGGAGAGCTGGCGGATTTCATTCTCGGCCACCTTCTCGTCACGGAGGACGGAGCGCAGGTAGCCGGTGGTCAGCGCGGTGGTGATGATCTTCAGGAGCGGTTCGGAGTGTGCCTTGATCGCGGACTCGTCGGCCTGCCACGCGGCCCAGTGGTTGCCCTGCCCCATGCCGAGGAGCATTTCCGGGGGGAGGTCCATGCCGAGGGCGAGGCGGCGGATCGCTTCGGTGCGCAGTTCGATGGCGTGCGCGTCCAGTTCAGACCAGAAGGTCATGTGCTGGACGGCGGCAATCGCCTCGGCCGGTGCCGTGATGACGATGGGGACAATGGCGGATGCGTCGCCGCGGTTCTGGATCGACGCGGACATTGCCCTTTGGAGGATCGCCATGAGTTCGTCGGCGTTGCTCGCGCTCCGGGCTTCGGTACCGTCGGTGGCGGGCGGGGTCGGCAACTGCATGTCCGAGGGCATGAGGAGGATGCCTGCCCCGGCGAGGCGGGAGTCGACCTGTGCGGCGACGTGTTCGGTGAGGCGGTGGATTTCGCCGAGGATCGAGAGCACAGACCGGGTCGGGGACATCGCCAGTTCGGTGTTCTCGGGGTCCGGCCGCCAGATGCGGCTGACGTAAACGCGCTCCGGGTCCACGTCGATGAGGATGTTGTTGACGGACCACGGACCGTCCTCGCCCTGCCGCTTAATGGCGGTCGCGGCGACGACCTGCCACACATCCTCCCCGGTTTCCGGGTCGGTGTAGCCGACGATGAAGAACTCTCCGGCGACGGCAAGGTGGATGCCAGCGAGCCGGAGCATCTCCGCGCGCCCGTCGGCGTCGGTGAAGAAGTTCCCGAGGATGTCGACGGCAGTGCCGCCCGGTTCCGGGACCGGCTTTCCGTCGACTTCGCGGGACACAAACAGCACGGCCCGGCTGATGAGGGAGCCTTGCAGGTCGCAGGCGTACCGGAACTCGCCGATGGTGTGATAGAAAATCCACGCCTCGGGCTGCCATGCCGTCGACCGCGCAATGCGGGAGAAGTTCTTGAAGGCGTTGCCGCTGTCCATTCGCGCGGCTGATGCCACCAATGTGTTCGCGGGCTTAGCAACCTCCGCCTTGCGGGTCCGTGCCATCCGTTATTCGACCTCGTCTCGTTCTACAATCATTGCGGCGACGTAGGCCGCGGCCATCCAGCCATTGAATAGCCACCACGAAATGTGGAGTCCCGAGAGGTAACCCCATGCTCCGATGGGCAAAGTGAGCCACGGCGCCATGCACCAGTGGCAATGGAAAAGGGTGTTCCAGCCACTCCCCTCGGTCAGGTCATCCCACTTCACACGCAGAGCGGCGATAGGCGGGAAGGTGTCCTGAGTAACGAGGCGAGTAAGTCTGGCAACGGAGAAGGTCCCGACGATTACAGCCGCGACAATAGCAATGACATCCACCATGTTTACGAGAGTACCGTGCAGTCATACGGTTCCCGGGCAATGTCGTCTACGCCGCGCTGTGTCCTCCGCGTAAAGCGACAGAGTCGGCCAGATCGGAGAAAGTAAGCCGTCCAATGCCCCCGGCTTTTCCGAGCGGCGGGCGTCCAATCGGGCCGGACGGGATGGCCACCGAGGCGGCACCCCCACCCTCCGAGAGCTTCTGGATGCCATGCACCAACGCATCGACCCGGTCAGGGGAATCGGAAGCGCCGGGAACCCACTCGCACATCTGCTGTTCCAGCTCCGGGAACAGGCCGGTGTGGTGCACCCGGTGCTGTTCGTACAGGCCGACGATCGGTTCGGCGCGCAGTTCCTTGCCGCGCCGGGAGGTGACGAGGTCGACCTTGCCGTCCTCGCGCACGTTCCGCAGGGTGGAGAGCACCATCTCGCCGCCGTAGTTCTTTTCCGCGACGATCAGGTCCGCCTCCCACAGGTCGTAGGCGTACCACGCCTTCTTCGCCCAGCCGTCCGGGGTGTAGTGGTCCGAGTAGTCGGCGAGGACGTAATACTGGTTCCCCTTCTTGCCGATCACGACAATGCCTGTCTCGTCACGTTTCTTCGAGGAGGTGCCCGCGGGGTCGATGGCCACGATGATGCGGTCCATGTCCTCCTTCGTGACGCCCCCGACGAGGTTGCCCTCCTCGTCCACGCTCGGTACGACCCGGTCTTCCTCGATCATCGCCCACGTCCACAGCGCGCCCTTGATGTCGTCGAGCACCTCGCCGTGGAGTTCCTGCCGTCCGAGCCGGGTGCCCTCGTACTTCTTCAGCATCACCTTCTTGAAGGAGGGGGCGAGGTTGTCCATGTTCGCGTAGGTGGAGACCGTGACGGAGACGGTGTCCTCCTCGGCGATGAGGGTCTTCATCCACTTCGTCGGGAGCGGGGTGGTGGAGCACAGCACGACGGGGCGCTTGCCGAGGCGCAGGCCGAACATCATGTTGTCCCAGACCGCGTCGATGAGCTTGAAGTGGGCCGGTTCGTCCAGCCACACGTAGGCGTGCTGGGGGCCGCGGAGCCGCTCCGGTTCGTCACCGGTAAAGAGCTGGATGATGTGCCCGTTCAGGTGCAGGGGCAGGATGCCGCCGGGCTTGCACTCACAGGGAATGGTGATCTGCCGTTTGGACGGCTCGAACACGGCGGACACCTTGGCGTTCGCGAACACGGCGAGCAGGCCGGAGTCGCCTTCGACCATGACGGAACGGACGTGCCCGACAGTCGGGCCGATGATGGAGCCGCGCTCGTGGAGGCCGGACATGTAGCGCACCCATTCGGCGCCGGAGCGGGTCTTGCCGGAGCCGCGCCCGCCCTTCAGGAGCCATGTCAGCCAGTTGGTCCCGGCCGGGGGCCACTGGTCACCGCGGGCGTGGGGGTAGTCGTAGCCCTGATGGGGCTTACCGTCGCACCTGCGGCCGCGCTTGCAGTACCAGACGCGCTTGGGCCGCTCGGCGTCCATCAGCCGGGCGAGGAACTTGTCCTTGGACTTCTGGTCCCACTTCTTCCACTCGTTCGGGTCGAGCGGTTTCGCCCGCGGCGCCATTAGACTGCGACGCCCTTAGTCCCGCCGAAGTAGCGGACGGCGAGGCCGGAACCGACGAGGCTGTCGTTGACGCTCATGGTCCCGTTGGTGATGACGGCGAGCCAGCGGCCGTACTTGTCGGCGTCCGGGTAGGTGGAGATGTGCACCTCTGCGCCGATCGGGGCGAGGGTATTGGCGAGCGCGGTCGCCTCCCCATGGTTCTTCTGCCCCCGTTCGGGGGTGTCGATGCCGTAGAGGCGGAAGCGCGTCTCCGCAAACATCCTGAAGCCGAGGTCGACACGGAGGTCAACGGTATCGCCGTCGACCCAGCGGAGGACGGTAGCGGAATATTCATACATGCCACCAATGCTAAGTGGCCGCTACCGTCAACTCCGTCAGGCGCACCCTACGGTTCGAGGCTTCTGATCTGCCAGTTGCCGCGGCCTTCGCCGGTGTCGTAGGGATGCTTCTGCGCCCCGCCGCCCGGCTCCCCGTACCCGGCCGGGTGGGCGGTGAACTTCAGCACCTCCGTGATGCTGATGCCGAGGTCGAAGGCGATCATCGCGGCGGCGGCCCGGCGCAGATAGCCGGTCATGGAGATGTTCCTCCGGCGCGCGGCCTCGTCCAGCAGGGCGCGGAAGCCGTCGTCGAAGAACAGGAACATGCCGTTCTTCCGTTCGGTGTTCCGCTTCGTCTTCTTCTGCCGGGCCTGCACCCGCTCCAGCGCCCGCTCCTGCCAGCCTTCACGTTCCGGGTCGGCGAAGCCGCGCAGTCCGGGGTGCGGATTCGCCATCAGTCGTCCTCCTCGTCCTCGATGACCTCGGCGTCGAAGATGTCCGCTTCCTCGCCCGCCACATCGGCCTCCGCGAGGGGCCTGATCTTCGCGACGTACGCCTCGATGTGCTGGTCGGTGGGGGTGAACTGGATTTGCGTGGGCGCATCCACGCCCCACAGCTTCGCCTGCCGGTCCACGATGGCCAGAGCGCGCGCGTTGTACGCGAGGTGGTCCTTCTCGCGCGGGTCCACGGCCTTGCCCATGGTGGATTGGAGCAGACGGTCCAGACGGCGGCCGATCAGCTCCCGCATCATGTCCCGGTCCTCGGCCGAGTCCGCGCTGGCGGCCAGCAGGCGCTCGATGGCGGCCCGCGCCCGGGCGGCAGAGGAGTAGCCGAGCTGTTCGGCGATCTGGGTGTGGCTGGCGCCGCCGAGCTTTAGGGCCAGCGCCGCTTTCGCCTTCGTTGCGGACTTGTCGGCCGCGTTCAGATCAGCGTTGGGGTCCTTCCCCTTCTCGATGGCGGCGTCGATAGCCTTCACGGACCCCGGGATCGGCTCGATGTCCTTCTTCGCGGTCACAGGTTCACCGTCCTGACGTTGCTGTAGCTCTCGTGAAGGTAGGCGAACGCCTCATCCCGGCTGTCCTCGTCCTCAAACTCCAACACCACCTGATAGATGCCGTTCAGGGCGGGCTGGCCCTGCCCGAATCCGTCGCCCATGGGCATTGAGTTCAGCAGTTCGAGGTCGTTGAGGTACTTCGCGAACGTCTCGTCGGTGAAGCCGGAACCCATCAGACCCAGTTCGGTCTCCTGAAGCTTCTTCAGCAGTTCCACCTGCGCCGCATCGTCGATCCGTGCGAGCTTGCCGAGCTTGTTGTCGCCCACGAGGATGCGCCGCTGGCCGTCGGCGTCGACATCCTCCCAGATGACAGGGATGTGGGTGGCATTGAGGGCGTGGAGCACCCGGTAACGGGTGTTTCCGGCGATGATGTAGCCGGTGGTGGGGTCGGCGGTGACGGCAGTGTAGAAGCCGTTGACCTGCACGGACTCCATGACCGCCTCATCGTCTCCGTTGTTGGGGTTTTCCGGGTGCTGGCGGACCTGTTCGATGGGCACGAGGAGCGGCTGGACGCCCTTCGCGAAACGCACGGCCCTCATGCGCGGGCCGCCTTCTGGGCAGGGGCGAGCGAGGGGTGGCTGGAGATGTACGACTCGATGTCGGCGCTGTTGGGGTGCAGGCTGGCGCTCACAGTGCGGGCGATCCGGGCGTTGCGCCAGTTCACGCCGTGCAACTGGTCCACGCGATGCACATAGGTGGCGTGCGTCAGCGGAATCTGCCGGTCCCAGCACCACGCCTTGAAGTCGTTGAGGTCTTTGGCAAAGACGAGGAGCCTCATGCGGCGGGTTCTGCTTTCTTCTTGGCGTCGAAATGGGCGTTCACGAGCGCCCGGAGTGCTTCGCTGACGGTGTCGGCGCCGAAGTCCCGCTGGAGTTCAGCGGCTTCCGCGGGCTTCAGCCTGACGGAGCCGACGGTGGCCTTGGCGGCGGAGCCGAGACGGGGCCGGGCCATCAGAGCATCCCCGCTTCGAGCTTGATCTTGTCGATCGGGGTGACGTACCGGAGGCTGAAGTCGGCGGAGCGGACCATGGAGAACAGGTTGCCGTCCTTGACGATCCAGTCGCCGCGGCGCATTTCGTAGCTGTCGTCCCCGATGGCAAGGCGGAACATGGACGGGGCGTTCAGCTCCTGCCTGTATTCAATCCAGACGTTCCGTGACGCGGACGTATCCGGCGCATGGCTCTGAATCCAGTGGCCAAGATCCCATGCGGACTGCGGACCCCCGGTGAATTGGAGGGCTTCGACCCGGTCCTGCCGGGGCATGACGGTGATCGGGGCGGGCATCAGGACAGCGCTGCTTCCGTGGCGTAGCGGGCGGCGAAGTTCTGCGCGGGGCAGACGGAGAACAGCAGGTCGTCCTTGATGAGCCAGTCACCGTCGGTGAGGTTGTAGCCGTTGCCGTCGATGTAGAGGTAGAGGCCGCTGGGCTGGCCGGGGTTCTCGCTGTAGCTGAGCTGGATGGTGCTGTTGTTCGCGGCGGCGGCACCGGCGCGCAGGATCGCCATGATTTCCCATGCGGACTCCGGGGTGGCCTTGTACTGGGTGGCCTCGACGATGCTGTGGATGGGGCTGGCGTTGACGGTGGTGCTCATTGTTCTGCTCCTTCGTATTGGGTGGTGAACTCGGCGTTCGTCATGACGGCGAAGCCCTTGGGGGTGTGGATGATCCAGTCGCCCCAGCCGGCTTTGGCCCGGCCGTTGCAGCAGTGGAAGTAGATGGCGAGCGGGCCGGTGCCGCCGAGGTAGACCTTGCCGTTGACCATGCGGGCGACGGCGGCGGCGTTCTCCTCGGTGACCTGCACGGACTCGATGACGGACTGCCGGGACCGGTGCCGGGTGAGCAGTTCGTTGCGCCGGTTC